TTAGCGTTTGGTTTTCCAAATTCATTAACCAAATCATCTTCGTTACTTACAAGTGTAACAGTGTTAATAGGTCCCCAAGTAAATTTACCAACAAATCCTCCATCCGAAACGGAAAAAACTGGTACTCTTGTCGTAAGATCTATTTCTGCCACATTTACACCTGGGCTGACCATGAATGCCATATTAATCTCCCAAAAAAATTATGGTAATTATAGTGAAATTATTTATGAAAAACAGACTTTTCATACTAAAAATATTTACTCAAATATAAATAATTAGTATGAAAAAAGCGATTGAGAGATTTGAGAAAAAGATTATTAAGACTAATGATTGTTGGTTTTGGACTGCCAGTAAAACTAAACAAGGCTATGGAATGTTTTCTTATGAAGGAAAATCAATACCTGCTCATAGGTTTGCATTTCTCGCATTTAAAGGGAAAATAGACAACGATAAAATTGTTCATCAGACTTGCAATAATACTTATTGTGTGAATCCTGAACATCTGTATTTAACTACAAAAAGCGAAACAAGAGGTAAATTTTATATATTGAGAATAAATGAGGAAATGATTTTCAAAGAATCTATGAGATACCTTGAAAAGTTGAAAAAATTAAGACCAGACCTAAAAAATATGATTGAAGATCTAATAGAACAAATTCAAGATCCCAAAAAAATTCATAGAATTAATGTAGATAATCTGTAGAATATGGTTTATCTTTAATCCAAAGTTCATCACCCATAGTCTCAAAATCTGACACTGAATCCAAACCATCTTCTATAAAACCGAAAGGTAAAACACTCTCTTCCATTTCTCTTAATTGATCTTGATATAATCTCTCTCGTAAATCACTATCAGTAACTTCTTTAAAATATCTTTGTTCTATCACCCATCCAAAAAGAAACAGAGTTGCTACAAGATCATCGTGATTTCCTTCTTCTGCTTGATAAGATTGTCCATGAGCAACAAATGTTGTTAATTCTGTTATTGTGTCAAGATCGTAAATGATTAACTTATCACTTTCAATTAAATCTTTTAGATTTGAACATCCTTTTCTTTTTACTTCTTTTGTTGTTCTTACACCAATCTGGGCTCCTTTACCAAACCCACCACCTAATTGTTGCCCTGCTCTGCCCTGAATAGTAGCATAAAATATTTGTTCATACTCTAAATCATAATGCATGATATCACCAACTTGACCACCTATGTCATTTGACTCTATTAATACATAAGCATTATTGTAATATTGAGCAACATTTTTCAAAATGTTAGGGAATAATAAAGGTGTAATATTTGCATCACGATATTTCGCAACCTGAACATAAGGATATTTTGTAGAATCTATGACAGAAATAGCAGAATAATCTAAACCACGTCCTCTTGCAACATCTGCAATGCAAACATAGGAGTGTGTTTTTTCGGGTTCACAATATACATCTACACCATTTTGACTTTTTATTGGTGTCTTATAAGACAGGGCTCTTAATTTTGATCCAGATATCAAAGTATGTTGAGAACCAATGAATTCACATTCATATTCCTGTGAAAATTGAACTTCACTTGTATTACGAATTGTCTCTTCTTTCCACTTTTGATCTCTACCAGGAACTTGAGACCAATGAATATCTATAGGTACATAGTCACTTCTTCCTTCTTCAGCATCATTCCAAAGTTTATAAAACATGTTCAATCCTTTTGGTGTTGACACAATGAAAACTTTTGTTGTTTGACCAGAAGAGATTGTAGGATATACAGAAGTGAAGAATTGATCTGCGAGAGATGGTGGATCAATGTGAGCAAACTCGTCAAGAAAAATAATGTTGAACGAACTACCACGAACCGCAGAAGAAGATGTTGAGGCGGCTATCACTTTACTACCATTCTCTAATTCAATATTTCCTTTATTCCATATCACAACACCTTGTTGCAACCATTTAGGAAGATTTTCATATGCGGTTTTGAGTCGTTCAAGAATGTCTCTTGCAGTTGAACCTTTGTTTGCAAGTATTGCGACATTTACATTTTCATGAAATAATGCAAAATGAAGAAGATAACTGATAATTGTGGTCGTCTTACCAGATTGTCTTGGCATTTTACAAATCACAAAACGATTATTGTGAAATTTATCAATCATATCTTCTTGATAATCATACATATCAAAATTAACCAGACCATGATCAACATGCACAATCTTTACATAATCATTACAGAAATGAACAGGGTCATCTTTACATTTAAGATATTCTTGTAGTGTTTCTTCGGTATACTCTACCTGAACATGTGCGGCTTTGAGTAGAGGATTACCTAAATAATTTTCACTTGGCATTATATTTGTATTCCCATTTTATCAGATAGACCTGTATTATAATTTTTAGTTCTTAAATATACATCTGATGTTTCAAAATCTTCATCAGTTAAGACACCAAAATTAGGTGTGCCATCCGGATTTGTTTTATACGTAACGTAAATAACTTTATTACTTATTGCTGAAGAAAATATTTTAGTAAAATTTATTCTAGGTTTAGCCCCTCTATATCCGGTCTTAGAAATTTTTTCTAATAATTTATCACAAAAATATGTTATCATGGTTGATCTTAAACGATCACCCTTTTCACTCAACGACTCATTATTGCTAATAAAATCTGCGAATTTATTTTTATCATATCTCGTAGATTTTAGATCAGCATCAGTCAATTTATCTGGTAAACCCTCATATTCTGTATATCCTTTTTTGAGTAAATATTTACCTACCATCGCAGAACCAGATGCCATAGAACTTTTATTTAATATCTCAAAAATTTTATATTGATCTGTGCTTCTCCATTTTGATATATCAGGTTTTAATAATGGTAATAAATCTGCTGGTTTTACAACATTTGTTGTTGATCCCTTAACTTTAGAAGAGAATTGAAACATATTATTTGCAGGTCCACACATAAAATCAACCAGTGGATAATTGGCCGCTTCAGGTAAAAATATTGTATGTGTGGTTTTAATGTCAACTTTATTTTTAGCAGATTTTAAAGGGTTGTCATTCATCAAATATAAAGGTCCTAATAATTCAGCAAAATCTTTATTAATATCTTTTAATACTGCTTTTATTGTATTCCGATGTTCAGTATAAATTTTTTTCAATTGACTTGTATTTGCGGATTCACCTGAAACAACGTATGTCAATTCTTTTAGATATAACACAACTTTTGGATTTATATCTGCACGTTCATCTATATTCTGAATTAATTTTGTTATATATTTGTCTCTTGTTAATTTTTTATCTACAACTAATGGAAAATATTTTGGTTTGAGAGAACCTAAAGTTCCTCCTTTACCCCCTGGTTTCTCTATTTGTTCAAAACTTACTCTATATAATTTTCCATCATAATCAATAAGTGCCTTTGATACATATTCTCCTTCATTAATAAATTCAATTTCTTTTCCTTTTTGTAATCGTACACCATTAAGCACTGATTTACCTTTCATGGCAACGTCAAATGCTTTAATATAAGATTCTTCTTGTGGAGATTTTAGGACTGTTTTGACTCTATCTTGTGTAGAAAAATATTTTATATATTTGTCACTCCCTCGCACACCAGGCATTGTTCTCCTTTTTACCCTTTAAACATTTTTTATCTTAGTAGTCTTTTGAATATATCTTTCTAAGTTCCATATATCATCCCATCGCATAATTGAAAAACCTTCAATGGTTTCGTCATCCTCATACCATTGAGAATATGCAGGAGTAACATGTATTTTATCAACTACAAAATTATTTACCACTATTTCATCCCATTGTGATTGGTCTTTGTCTTTTTCGTATCTGAATATTTTATTCATAGCATAATCATAAAATAATGATTTCAAAACTTTGGAGTTTTTTTTCAATACTTTTTCAATTTCATCAAAATAATCTTTAATGGCCATACCAAATACGAAACTTTGTGTACTACGTGATGCTAATTTAATATTATTACCTATCATCTCCCATGCAAAAAATGGATCTTTCTTAATGTCTTTTACACTACCCAAAATAGGATCTGGCTCTATCCATTCTTCATACACATCAACAAGTTTTTTAAACATATTAAATAAATCTCTTCTCATACCTCCTAATTTTGCACCACCGCCCAATCCCCCACCATCAGAACCTTGTCTAAGTGTTTGAAACTTCAAGTATCTACCACCATGTTTATCTACTTCTGTATTAAGATCATCTGGTCCAGCAATAATAATGTCACCTGTCAATTCTGCAACAAAACCACCATCAGTCTGAATACCTGCCTCTAAAAAATAACTATCCATATTAAAAAATGCAGATATTGCTTTTTTTGATTTTTGTATCTTTTTTAATTGTTCTACACCGGTCTCATCGGTAAGATGAAATACCTTAGAACGTATTTTATCAGGCCATAATCTTTCAAATATTGAATTACTCAATGGTATCATCACATCATCAACTGAATGTCTTGATAAATCAAATATCATAGTAGATAAACTACTCTGCCGTGCTACTTCTGTGATATAGGATTTAAATGATTTCATTTTTGACTCCTGAATTTATAGATTCAATACGTAAACCGACTTTCTCATTTCCTCTTGCACCTTTACCATCAAGGTAAATAGTGGTGTATCGGGATGAACCAAATCTGTCTTTATTTCCTGTGTAAAGGTCTGAGTAATCAGATTTTCGCCCTCTTACTTCCCAAACTGTATCGCCATTAGGTTTCACGGCAAATTTAGCATAATAAACTTTATCTTTGAATGCTAAATTTATCAATAGTTTTAATGCTTTATTGATTGGATATGGTGCAGAACTATATTTTCTAATTAAGGGATCGGCGGCTAACATTAGTGCTTTCACATTTGGATATGTGTCATTTTCTATAGCAAATTTATTGTAATCTGCTTTGACTTTTTTTCCATCTATATTCTTTTTATAAGGAGGAAGATTGTTGAGATATTCGGATGAAGTTGATTTATAAGCCTTAATGTATTCAGAATTTTCATCTTCACCATAATTTTTGACTAACAAATAAGCAGTTTCCAAGATATTCGGAATAGATTTAAGTTCGTGTAATGCAAATATCTTCATTAATAAATCATATTCCTTTTTATATTTACCTTTAGCAGAAATAAACGCCATATGTAAAGGACCAATACTGCTATCTAATTCCTCTTCTTTTTTTAACGTATCTTCAATAGTTGTCAAAATATCATTAGGTTTAACAGTATTTCCTAAACCTTTTGCCGTCTTTGCTGATATTTTGTGCATTATCCCTTCTTGGTCCGTTATTGAATAATCCATGAACGGATAATTTGATTGATATGGTACGAATATCTCTATCACACTTTTAATCCAAGGCATATAATCCTTATCTCTAAGAATTTTAATTGGACCAATAACTTCTCCGAAATCATTATTCAATTTCTGATTAAATTTATTACCGTTGGGAACATCAGACATTTTTTGTAATTGCCTTCCGTTTCCCAATTTAATACCACGAAAACAATTTCCATCTGGATCATTAACTAAATTCAGCATTATTTTCTTGTGAATCTCTTCAATTACAGAATGATTTAATTGAAAAATACCGTTTTTCAAATCTGCGATGTATTGGGTTAATGCATATGTTGTAAACCATTTTTCTTTTCTTTTGAAAAAGAGATTCGGTTTCAATAAAGGAAATGATGATGCGGCTTCATTTAGATAAGATTTAAACGTCTTCATTCTTCTTACCCTTCAGAAGTTTTTGCAATTCTGCCGTGCTACCAACAAACAAAGCATTTGTAACTTTCTCAGGAACATTTTTGACTTCTTTTGTAATGTCTTTGACTTGCTGATGAAGATTCAATAGATTATTATTTTGTTCCCCAATAACTTTAATGAGTTGACCAACAACTTCATACATTCTTGCATTACCATTTTCTTTTGCTTCCATGAGCAATTCATCAAGAGCATCATGCCCACGTTCAATCACATTGTAATAATTTTCTCTCGCATATTGATAGTCTGTATCCAATTCATCGTCACTTTTACGAGGTTCAATCTTTGGAGGCTTCTCTCGTTCAATCACCGCATTTTCTGCAACATTCAATATTTTGTCTAATTCTGCAAAAGTATCACTCATGAATCTGTTCCTGTTGATAAATCAGTAAAGACTGGAGGATTAAATATTGTGATAGTTGTATTTGCATCAACATTATCATTTGCTGATACAACTGCACTCTCTCCACCCTCAGTCGTAACAGTAATTCTACTAACTGTGTCTCCTTGGTGACCACCTGTTTCCATAAGAAAATATCTGTTATCTTCCAATCTTAAAAAGTCATCACTCGTTATTGAACTTGAATCTAATCTCATTCTATCAAATTCTGGTATTGGTCCAGGTTGATCATATTTTTTAAAATCAACCATGATTTTACGAATAATCTTATCTGAAGATTTAATGTCAGGATAGATAAAACCTTTGACGAAAAAATCAAGTGTCCATATCAATGTTCTTCTTGTTTCAAAATCTGAATCATATGTATCATCTAAAGAAGCACCGTTTAATATGATTGGAACATCTAATTTCACATTCATGTCTGGAATGACATTCAATGTAACATTAAATTCAGGAGTAAAAAATGGTAATATTTGCTCAAGTATTTGAGTTCCATCTTCAGCATTATCAACGTAAATGCTCAATTGAAAATCCATTGTATATGGCACTGGGTTGAACATCTTTCTCATCGTGTTCACCCCACCAGTAGAAGCGGCAATATTTTTAATGGTTCCTACTGAATTTAATTTGCGAACAGGATCGTAAACCATTGCAGTCATTTCAAAACTCATTCTTGGTAATGAAATTGCAACTTGACGATCTAAATC